GTACTAAAAAAATAGTGTTAACTGAAAAAGAAGTGGAACACAGATTAATTGCAAAACGAAAAGAATGGGATATAGTTGCAAGTGGTCCAGTTGTTTATGATAAGTTTATTATAAAGAATTACGCCGACTATTTAAATGCAGTCCAGAACTCAAAAACAGAAATGTTTTGGTCAATTCCTGATGATGTTGACATTGCAAATAATTTTAAATTTGATTTGTATTTTCCACACAACCAATGGTTTGAAAGAAGCATACACCACATATTTAAAAATGGAAGTGCATACGATGGCGTAGCATTAATGAGTAAAAAACTTCCAGCAATCGAACACGAAGTAACACATAGATTTTATTTAGAAAAGAAAGAATACGACATTGTAGCAAGCAATCCAAAAACTTATGACATTGTGTTTATAAGCAAAGACGAGGAACATGCAGATACAAATTATAATAAATTAAAAGAAAAGTTTCCTAGAGCAAAGCGTGTACACGGGGTTCACGGCATACACCAAGCACACATTGAAGCAGCACGACTTTGTTCGTCTGAAATGATCTGGGTTGTCGATGCCGATGCCGAGATTATTGATAATTTTAATTTCGATTACTATATTCCAACATACGACCCTGATAGTAAAAAAACAGTTCACGTTTGGAAATCACTAAATCCTATTAATAACTTAGTATACGGTTATGGTGCCGTAAAGTTGTTACCTAAAGAGCTAACACTAAACATGGACACAACTAAACCTGACATGACTACAAGTATATCTACATTGTTTAAGTCTATAAATCGTGTTTCCAATATTACTAAATTTAATACTGATCCTTTCAGTACTTGGAGAAGTGCGTTTAGAGAATGTGTAAAATTGTCATCGAAAACCATTGACGGACAACGAGACGAGGAAACTGATTTTAGATTAAACGTCTGGTGTACTCGTGGCAAGGATAAAGAATTTGGCGATTATTGTATTGCTGGTGCAAATGCAGGTAAGCAGTATGGTATCGACAATGTAGGCAACATTGAAGCGTTAAGAAAAATTAATGACTTTGATTGGCTAAAAGAACAGTTTACGAAATTAAATCAACAATCTTAAAAACTGTGTCTAATTTTTGCTGATTTGCTTTGCGTCTAAGAGTGTTAGCCAACCCAGTATGCAAGGGTTTTGGCCAACTTCCAAACTTAACCCAAGCATATCCGTCATGCTCGTTGTTTAAAGTAGGAAAAAATTCTTGGTCGATTACACACAAGTATGTGTGAAATTTAAAATGTTCATCGTTACTTATAAATGTTTCCAATGGAATAACTTTTTTAATATCGGGCATAATCCCTATTTCTTCAGTTATTTCTCGTTTTAACCCTTCCCATGGAGTTTCACGTTCTTCATTTGTACCGCCAACTAATCCCCAAACATTGTTTTGTTTAGATTGCGTTCTATGAAGTAATAAAAATCTATTAGTGGATAATGTATAAAACAGCGCACCAGAACAAACAATATTTTTCATACTAATAATTAGCGTTATGGAAATAGCGCCCACGATCCTTGTGAATATTCGCCTTCGAAACTTTTAGTCCAATATTCGCCAGTCCATTTATACTGACTTCCTGTTGCTAAATTAGTTATAAAAATCGGATCTGCATTTTCACTTGCATTGAAAATGATATTCCATTGATCGCCGTCCCACTCAATTATATCATTTTCGCCTGCCACCAGCTCGCCAAACGGACTGTTTGTACTCTTCCATCCATCTGCCCCATCGTCGTTGTTGTCGTTGCCTACTTTACTTAATATTAATAAACGTAACCCTACAACTAGTCTAGTAGTTGGGTTCCAGCGTAACGGATCAATAATGTAGTCCATGCTAGTATAACTGTTAGGATTTCTTGCACTGCTGGTCAACACAGTATTTGCAGGAAATGTATCTTCGTCCCATTCAACAATTAACTCTGTTGGGTCTAATGGATTAACAGTTATGTAGCCAATGATATACGTACCGTCTCCGTTTGAAATACGTATTTGACTTACACCAGGAGTATAACAGCCTGGCACTTGTGCAAATAATCCATCCCAATTTACAGTACCAACTTCTCCTTTGTCAATAACGTATGCTTTTCCGCTTTTGATATAAAGTCCTAGTCCTAGTATACCGATACTACCGTTTGCACTTCCTAATGCAGCAGGAACAAATGTTCTTTTAACGTTAAAGTCCATTTCTCCAGTTCCGGTATTTGGAAATTCACCCTTGTCAACTGTTGTTTCGACTGTTCCGTCTGCACCGACTGTTGCTATTTCTTCTCGCATGGTTAAATTATTATTTTCCAGCGCACCTTGTGCTGAGCTTATTCCTAAATCGATAGATCCGTTTGCTTCGTTAAATATGCTTGTAATAATATTTGTAATAACTCCTAGACGTTTTACCTTTGCCGGCGGAGATATGAATATAGGAGTACTGAATCCTAATGTAGCTATGTCTATCTCCGAGTCAACACCTACAGGAATACTTCTGCTGCTAAATGTAATACTTTCTAAATTTATCACGCTTAAACTAGTCCAGTCAACAAAGTTATCTGTTGTTTGTATTTCTAAGCTAGGATTAAACAACATTAATATTTGTTCTAGTATTTGTAGTTTCTGATCTGTATTAGTTGTCCATATATCAACACTTACTGCTAAATTGTAAGGAGTAGGCATTAAACGTTCGACTGTGTAATTTTTGCCTTGGGTATTTAAATACTCGTTTCCGTTAGTGTCGTATGCACGTTCTCTAATGTGAACTTTACTAACATATGATGAATCACTGGTTCTACTTCTGTCCATTTCTAACCCAGTAACGTAAACTGCCATGCGAGGAGCACTAGGTATTTTGTTTTCAGAATTATCTCTCATGATACTAGCAACTTGTCTAGTCAAGTCGCCGTATGTTACCGGAACTTGTCTTAAGTCGCCGTCTCCATCTTTGTATGAGAAGTTACTCATCATTCTAATAATTTGAGTTAAGTATCTTCTTATTTGTCCATCATAAAAATGCAAACTCATTGTTCTTTATCCATCCAAGCTCTTTTACACATTAATTATCTGCCTTTGGTCTAAGAGCCTTTGACAAACTCTGTCTTTCGTCGATTGTATCATCACATACAGTAGTTGTGTTGGTATTATTAATAAACGTACCCTTTTGTGTGTTTCTAGTTGACGTATTACTTAATGTTGTTCTTACGTTGTCTTCCATTTTTACCCATCGAGTTCCGTCAAACCTAAATAATCTGTTTGGCATAAAATCTAATCTTAAAAAATAATCACCCTTTGTAGAACTTAACGGAAAAGATATTCCGCTGCCAAATGCTTCGCCGTTTGGTGCTAATCCATCGCCGAGCAAATATCCTGAGTATCCAGTTCTTTCAGGTGTTTGATTTACTCTATCTGCCATTTCATTTTGAGTTGAAGTATCAAGTGTTGTAAGATCTGCTGTAACTAATTCAGTTTGTCCGCTATCATTAACTTGCAATGTATAGAAATGACTGGTATCATATCCACTCTTTGCCGCATCTGCTTCTGCTTGTGCAATAACTGCGTTGTTGATTTGCATATCAATTTCAAACGTACTAAGTACATCTCTTAATGTATTTCCTGCTTCGTCGCCTGCAGGTAGGTCGAGTATATCTTTGTACTCTTGGCTGTCAATTATTTGTTTTAATTTTAATCTATATAAATGCGGATACCATGTTTGACTAAACCCTTCAGACGCTCTGTTTACATCTTCTACTACATAAAAACGTTTTAACGCAACTGAATAATCGTTAAGCGCATACTCGTCAACTAAATGTGGTAACTCAATAACATCGCCCGGCATGACTTTTCTGCCCAAGGTCTTAACACTGCTGTTTATATGTATTGTTAAAAACAATGTGTCGTTGCTCAAGAATAAGCCAAATTGGCTCAAGTTAAAATCATTGTCCTGAACGTTATATACTCCGCGAATACGATATATGTCAGCATCGTATTTTCTATCTCTATTTTCTAAAAATAACATATCTTGAATGTTAGTTTCTTTTATTGCAGCATACTGAGGTTGATCTGCGGTTGCATTTCCGTCAGTTGGATTTTTAGTTCCAAGATACTTGTGTATAAACAAGTCGGTTCCGCCGATGCTGAATTGTTCGTTGATAATTCTATCAAGGAATTCGTAATCGGCTGTTTTGTTCGGGCGGTAAAGACTTAATCTAGGCATATACATATTTATCGTAACGATAAATACTATTGGAGACAACACAAATGACAGATAACAATTTAGTCACATATAAGCAAGAAGTGTTTGATTATGTACACACTATGTTAGGTGGCGGCATGGTCGATGTGGAATTAGATCCAGTACACTACGAAGTGGCGTTAACTAAAGCCCTAAACCGATATCGTCAGCGTAGCGAACACGCAGTCGAAGAAAGCTATATATCGTTAAAACTCGTTGAGGATCAAAATGCTTATATTTTACCTCCGGAAGTTATTGAAGTCAGACAAATATTCAGACGTAGTGTAGGATCACGCAGCGGTTCGGGCGACGGCAGCAGTTTATTTGAACCATTTAACCTAGCATATACAAACACATATTTGTTAGCAGGCAGCGGAATGGGAGGACTTGCAACATACGAGCTATTTGCAGGACAACAAGAACTAGTTGGTCGTATGTTTGGTAGTTTTATAGAATTTACATGGAATTCTGTTACTAAAAGACTAACACTGTTACAACGTCCTAGAGCAGGCGAAGAAGTGTTGATATATTCATATAATTATAGACCCGACAGTCAATTATTACAAGATTACTTAGCAAAAGGATGGATTAAAGATTATACTCTTGCTGCTTGCAAATACATGCTAGGCGAAGCAAGAGAAAAGTTTGCTACCATTGCAGGTCCACAAGGCGGAACCAGTCTTAATGGAACATCGTTAAAGGCTGAAGCACAAGCCGAACTGGAAAAGTTAGAGAATGAAGCATTTACAGCAGTTTCCGGTGGCACTGGATATACTTTCTTAATAGGATAACAGATGAAAATAAGAGATATTATACAGGAACAAAAAGAACCTAAGCTAACCGGCTCTACAAAAAATCTGCCAGCAAGAGTTACTAATCCGTTGCCAAGTGTGTTTATACAAAAGCAATTGCGTAACACAGATCCATATATGCAATATAGATACGGACTTGCAGTTGCTTCGGCAAGGGCTTTACAAAACGGCGACCTACAAGGCACAGATTTTGAACAAGAGTCCGAATGGGCTGAAAATTTAACACAAGTTGGCTTTGTTCCTGAAGACGACGAAACTGTTGCATTAGCAAGTAAATTAATGGGAGTTACTCCAAAAAGGATTGCTGCCCAAAAAAGTGTAGAAACATCTAGTACAAATACAGTAAGCCCTGTGGCAAAAAAGAAAACAAACAAATACGGTGTATAACTCTTGACAAAAGTCTTATATTTTGCTATTATAAGAAAATTGATAAAACACGAGGAATAAATGAGTTTACCAAAGTTACTTGTAATTGGTCACGGCCGGCATGGAAAAGACACAGTCTGCGAAATACTTCGAGACAAGTACGGGTTTAGCTTTGAAAGCAGCAGTCAGTTTTGCAGTAAACTTTTTATCTTTGACATGTTAAAGGACAAATATGGATATTATAATGAAGAAGAGTGTTATGCTGACAGACACAATCACAGAGCAGAATGGTATGATGCTATCTGCGATTATAATGTTCCTGATGCAGCTAAGTTAGGTAGAGAAATTTTTAAAGCTCACGACATTTATTGCGGGCTGCGAAATAAACGTGAATTCTTTGCTATGAAAAATACAGGAGTATTTGATTATGCAATCTGGGTTGACAGAAGTATGCATCTTCCGTTGGAATCGGCTGACAGTATGAGCTTAGAACAATGGATGGCAGATTATACAATAGACAACAATGGCAATTTACAAGATCTAGAATTTAATACAACACAACTGTTGTCTTTTATTCTTTAACTACGCACTTTTCTACTTGTAAACCACAAAATTCTCCGGATATAAGCTAAATAATAATAGCAACAACTATCCACAAGGAGAAATAAACAATGGCATTAGTATCACCGGGTGTACAGGTATCAGTAATTGATGAGAGTTTCTATACTCCTGCTGAACCAGGTACTACACCTTTAATTTTTGTAGCTACAAAAGAAAATAAAGCTAATCCGGGTAATACAGGCATAGCACCCGGTACATTAGCAGCAAATGCAAATAAAGTATACTTGGTTTCGTCACAAAGAGAATTATCTGAAACATTTGGCGATCCGTTATTTTATACCGATGCAAACAACAATCCAATTCATGGCGGCGAGCAAAACGAGTACGGTTTGCAGGCTGCTTATTCATATTTAGGCGTATCAAACAGAGCATACATCGTAAGAGCCGACGTTGACTTAGCTGCTATTACTGCAAGTGCAACTGCTACAGCAGGTGATCCAACTAACGGATCGTACTGGTTTGATATTGACAATTCGTTCTACGGTATTTTTGAATGGAATGGCGCCGCAGGAACAACCACAGGCGGACAAAGTTTTTCAAACAAAGTCCCAACTGTAATCACTGATACAACAAAGGTTGTTGACTTTGACGGCGAAGATTATACACCAAAAGGTAGCGTAGGTGCTGTTGGCGATTACGCTGTTGTTGCTGTTACAAATGTAAACCGCATGTGGTTTAAAAACTCAAGTGGTGTATGGGTTGAAGTAGGTTCTGCTGCATGGAAAGCAAGCTGGCCAATTGTTACCGGTACAAACAGTAACCCAACACTAGTTACTGGTAGAACTATAAACTTTGACTTAGCAAGTGACAGCTCGGGTGTAGTACCAGTAACATTAGCAGGAACAACACTGTCGTCATTAGTAACTAGCATCAACTCAGCAATGACTGGTACTGGTGTAAGTGCAGCCGTTGTAAACAGCAGACTAGTAATTTATAATAGCGGATCAACTAGCGATCTATTATCTATTTACGGCGACGATGCAACCTTTACACTACTAGGAATTGCACAAGGTGATTATTATTCACCACGTTTAAATATTGCTCCGCATACTTCTGTTCCAGAATTTAAAACAAACGACGTACAACCACGTCCATCTGGATCAGTTTGGGTTAAGACTACAAGTCCAAATCTCGGTGCTAAGTGGAGTGTAAAGCGTTACAGTTCCGATACTGAAGTTTGGAGCACTATACCTGCACCGATCTATGACACAAACCATGCTGCTATCTATAGTTTAGATAACGCCGGCGGTGGTGCAAATCTAGTCGAAGGCGACATCTATATTCAGAGCAATATAGCAGAAGATAGTGCCAGTGCTAAACTAGCAACATTTAAGTTGTTCAGAAGAAACACATCCGGTGCCACAAGCATTAGAAGTGCTAGAGTAACTGCAAGCACATTCCCTGCAGGTTCGTGGTCATTTACAATAAGCGAAAGCACAGTAAATTCTGCAACTATGTCAAGTGCATCAACTATTTCGTTTACATCATCTGGCGCAGTGTCTGATGCAGATCTTATTGCAAACGCAATCAACGCAGCCGCACTAACCAACGTAACTGCAAGTGTAGATTCACAAAACAGAATTACTATAAGCCATGCAACTGGTGGTGAAATGAGACTAGTAGACGGAACAAGCGATCCACTAGGAAACATGTTTGCAGTTTATGATGCAACTGATCCATCAACAACAACAAACTTCTATGATGCACCGGATGGTACAGCAGGAAGTTACGTTGCTACTCTTTGGAAAGCACTAACATATACTGCAAGCGAAACAGAGCCAACTACTACACCGGCAGATGGCGCACTGTGGTATAGCAGTGTAGTTGATGAAGTAGATATACTAATTCACAACGGCACTACATGGGTCGGATATCAAAACTTCAACGCATCTTACGCAGACTGCGATCCGCTAGGACCAATCGTTGCTGCAACTCAGCCAACTGAGCAGTCAGATGGTAGTAGTTTAGTTGACGGCGATTTGTGGATATCCACTGCTGACACTGAAAACTATCCTGGAATCTATCGCTATAACGGCTTAACAAGCAAGTGGGTACAACTAGACAAATCAGATCAAACTACTGAATCTGGTGTACTATTTGCTGATGCTCGTTATAATACAGCAG